ATTTTGTTCGATTCGTTCTTTGACATTCGTGCGGCTCGTCCTATGCCTATGTATTCGGTGCCCGGGTTGATTGATCACTTTTAACAGGAGGCTGTTATGTGGGATTGGATTCCTTCTGCTGTTAGTGCGGCTTCCGCGTTGTTAGGCTATCAAGGCGCCCAGGATACTAATGAGGCGCAGGTTGGTCTTTCGCGTGAGCAGATGGCGTTTCAGGAGCGTATGTCTAATACGTCTTATCAGCGCGCGGTGGCGGATTTGAAGGCTGCAGGTCTTAACCCTATGTTGGCGTATTCGCAAGGTGGCGCTAGTTCGCCAGCTGGTTCGATGCCTGTTTTGGCTAATCCTTCTGCTGCTGGTTCTAATGCGGCGATGGCTGCCGCGCAGATGCAGCAGGTTCAGGCGCAGACTCGCAATATTGATGCGGATACTACTAACAAGTTGGAAACCTCGGAGCTTATTCGTTCGCAGGTTCTTGGTACTCAGGCCACTGCTAATTTGCATGCTGCTACTGCGGGGCAGATCGCGCAGCGTATGCAGGCTTTTGGTGATGAATGGCAGAAGTTGAAGTATGAGGTTGATGTTGGTAAGCAGTCGGCTTATGAGGCGTCTTCTCGTTATAATGTTACTCCGGATCGCACTTATGCTGAGTTGCGGAAGTTGCAGCAAGAGGCGGAACTTTTGGCTCATGAAGCCCGTATTCGTGGTTTGAAGATTCCTGAAGCGCTTTCGGAGGCAGCGTTTTTCAATAGTCAGGCCGGTGGTGATTCGGCTAGTTTTAAGTCGTTTAGTCGTATGGTTGGTGGTGTTACTTCTGCCGCTAAGGCTGAGTCTGAGCGGCTTTCGCGCCATCGTGGCGCTTCTAAATTTATGAGGTGGATGAATGAAGATTGAGCCTGTTTTTCTGCGTACCCCGTTTAATTATGATCGGGATTTCGCTTCCGATTTGTCTGGTTTGCATTGCGAGGATGCTACTCGCGCTAAACAGTCGTTTAAGGAGGAGTGTGATATTAACACTATTATGCGTCGTTTCGGTGTTACAGGTGAGGCGCCTCAGAATGTTCGCGCTCCTGTTTATCAGGATTTCGATGAGGTGTTTGATTTCCGTTCGGCCATGCATGTTTTGATTGACGCTGAAAAGTCGTTTATGGCTATGCCGTCGGCAGTTCGTAAGCGTTTTGGTAATGATCCGCAGGAGTTTGTTGAGTTTTGTTCGGATTCCAAGAATCTCGATGAAATGAAGAAGTTGGGACTTATTGTCCCTGAAGTTAAGCGTGCTGCTACGCTTGATGATGTTGTGGCGGCGTTGAAGCCGCCTGAGAGCACAGGTACTACTTGATGTAACTGTGCTAGGTGACACCTTCCCCCCTCGGTGGGAGAGTGTCGTAATGGTCGCCCGGCTATGCCGGGCGATTTTTTTTTGTGTTGTTTTTTTGCCACAGTGTTGTATTTTCGTCATTTCGCAGATTGTCCTTGCGCTTTGGCGTCTGCGGTGTATAATGGTTATACGGTCATGTGATCGTGTTCTTTGTGGAGGTTCTATGATTCGTGTTGTGTTGTCCGTTAAGGATTCCGCTGCGGAGTCTTACGGCCAGCCGTTTTTTGTTACTGCGGTTGGTGCTGGCCTTCGTTCTTTTACGGATGAGGTCAATCGTTCCGCGGCCGATAATCCGATGTATCAGCATCCCGAGCATTTTTCGCTTTGGAAGCTTGGTACGTTTGATGATTCCAGTGGTGTTTTCTACGGTGGCCCCGAGCATGTTGCTAATGCCGGGGATTTGCTTTTTCTCAACAAGGAGTGATATATCATGGCAGCTGAAAAAAACACTGACAGTGTTGTTCTGGATGTGATGGAGCGTAATTGGATTCGTAAGTCCTTGGAGACTCAGCGCGCGGTGTTGGTTCGTTCGCGTGCTAAGGAGAGTGCTGGTTCCCCTATCTGGGTACTCCGTGGTGATGAGATTCTCGCGTTGTCGAATTTGCTGGTGAAGTTGTCGTAAGCGTATCGTTTTGAGGCGTTTCCTCCGTCAAGGGGGGTGCCTGTAACGCCTGGGAGAGAGCTTCACCCTCCCAGGGGTTACAGGAACCCCTTGACGGGTACGGACTCGATAAGCTAGGGTTGGAATGGCCCGGTCGCTTTTCCGGGCCTTTCCTGCCCGCTATGCGGCTCTTGTTGTTTTTTACGGAGGTTACTATGCGTCCTACTAAGCGTTCCCATGTGTCTAAGCGTCGTTCGTCTCGGCAGTTTCGTTCTAATACTATGCGCACGAAGTCGCCTAATATGTCGTTGATGCCTATGCGTGGCGGTTGGCGTCTGTAAATGCCTTGTTACCATCCTATGCGTGCTTTTCAGTCGGAGCATGGTGGTAAGTTGCTATTTTCTGAGCAGGCCGCTCGCATTGAAGGCGTCTTTCGTGAGCTGTTTGTGAAGTGTGGTCAGTGTGTTGGTTGTCGTCTTGAACGTTCGCGTCAATGGGCTACGCGTTGCATGCATGAGGCGTCTTTGCATGACGTTAATTCATTCGTTACGCTTACTTATGATGAGGCGCATCTTCCGGTAGATCGTGGGTTGCATTATCGGGAGTTTCAACTTTGGCTCAAGCGTTTGCGTAAGCAGAAGCCAAATGAAGATTTGCGCTTTTATATGTGTGGAGAATATGGAGACGATAATCTTCGTCCCCATTTCCATGCTATTTTGTTTGGTATTGACTTTCCTGATAAGGTGCCTATTCGTAAGCTTGCAGACCATAAGATTTATCGTTCTGCGTTGTTGGAGCGTACTTGGCCTTTCGGGTTTTCGTCAATCGGTAGCGTTACTTTTGAGTCGTGTGCCTATGTTGCTCGTTATTGTATGAAGAAGGTTACGGGTTATCTTGCTGATGCTCATTATCGGTATGTCGATGCGGATGGTGTTGTTCATGATCGTGCTCCGGAGTTTAATCGAATGTCTAATGGCGGTCGTACTCGCAAAGGAGGTATTGGTGCCGAGTGGTTTCGGCGTTTTCAGTCTGACGTTTATCCGGATGGTCGTTGTGTTGTTCGTGGTGCTCTTTCTAACTCTCCTCGGTATTATGATAAGCTAGCGGAGATTGCTATTCCCGATGATTTTGAGTCGGCCCAGCATAAGAAATATCTGCGTAGTTTGTCGGATTCCTATGAGAAGTCGGATGAGCGTCTTGCTGTTAAAGAGCGTGTCGCGTTGGCGCGTGTTAATTTACTTAAAAGGAGTTTATGATGCATCGTAATCGTTCAGTTAATGTTCATCAGTTCGCTATGATTCCTCGTGCGGATATTCCGCGCAGTAAGTTTCGTATACAGAAGGCGCATAAGACTACGTTCGATGCTGGTTATTTGATCCCCGTTTATTTGGATGAGGTGTTGCCGGGTGATACGTTTAATTTGAAGATGACGGCGTTCGGGCGTATGGCCACCCCTCTTTATCCGGTTATGGATAATTTGTGGATGGATTCGTTTTTCTTTTTCGTGCCTAATCGTCTCGTTTGGGATAATTGGCAGAAGTTTATGGGAGAGCAGATTGATCCGGGAGATTCTATCGATTATACTATTCCGCAGGTTGTTTGTCCTGCGGGTGGTTATGCTGTGGGTTCCCTGCAGGATCATATGGGTTTGCCTACGGTTGGGCAAGTTACAGGTGGTGCGACTTTTTCGCATTCCGCGCTTTTCGCGCGTGCCTATAATTTGATCTGGAATGAGTGGTTTCGTGATGAGAATTTGCAGGATTCGGTTGTGGTTGATCGTGATGATGGGCCGGACACCTATTCGGATTACGTAACGCTTCGTCGTGGTAAGCGGCATGATTATTTCACGTCGTGTTTGCCGTGGCCGCAGAAGGGAGATTCGGTTACTATGCCGCTTGGTGGTAATGCTCCCGTTTATGGTATTGGTGTTGAAGGACCGGGTTTTACTACAGGTACTTATACTGTTCGTGAGACTGACGGCACAGGTACGCAGTCTATGACTGGTTGGCGTACTGGTACTAATAATTTTGTGGTTGAGCAGGACGCTGCGAATACGGGGTATCCCGGTGTTTTTGCTGATTTGTCTCAGGCGACGGCCGCGACTATTAATCAGTTGCGGCAGAGTTTTCAGATTCAGAAGTTGTTGGAGCGTGATGCCCGCGGTGGTACTCGTTATACTGAGATCATTCGCGCTCATTTTGGTGTTATTTCTCCTGATGCTCGTTTGCAGCGTCCGGAATATCTTGGTGGCGGTTCTACGCCGGTTAATATTAATCCGATTGCTCAGACTTCGGGTACTGATGTTACTGGTAGTACTACTCCGCAGGGTAATTTGGCTGCTATGGCTACGTTGTTGGCGCATGGGCATGGTTTTTCGCAGAGTTTTACCGAGCATGGTATGATTATCGGCCTTGTGTCGGTTCGTGCGGATTTGACCTATCAGCAGGGTTTGCGTCGTATGTGGTCTCGTGAGACGCGGTACGACTTTTATTTTCCTGTGTTTGCGATGCTTGGCGAGCAGGCGGTTTTGAATAAGGAGATTTATTGTACTGGCGGTGTTAATGATGACGCGGTTTTTGGTTATCAGGAGCGGTGGGCGGAATATCGTTATAATCCTTCGGAGATTACCGGGTTGTTTCGTTCGACTTCCAGTGGTACTATTGATGGTTGGCATCTTGCGCAGAAATTTACTGCGCTTCCGACGTTGAATGCTACCTTTATTCAGGACACTCCGCCGGTCGATCGTGTTGTTGCGGTTGGTTCTGCTGCTAATGGTCAGCAGATTTT